TATATTACTGGCATTTGTAATACTAATGGTCAACGCCAATAATGTTTCAATCTCACGGACTATAATATCAACTTGAGTCCCTCCATACTTATCTTTCAAATCATCAGCTAATTCTACAAATTTACTAAAAGTTTCGAAAGATTCACCCATATGGGGTTGCATTTTGGACTTCTTTTTATAATGAGACTTCTTTTCATACCAGTTGTCTCGTGACTGCCCACCACAGCCTTCTACATTATTGCGGGTTGAGAGATGTTGTGGCTTTCTCTGCCCAACACTCTTCTTCTTCTTGTTCTGTTTCTTCTGAAACGTAAAAATTTTCTTGTCTAGTTTCGATTCACTGCTCATTGTTTCTTAATAAAACCAATGAGCCAAGTGAACCAAAACCTTAAAATAAAGGTTTTCTGGTTCAACTGTCGATCTGTACTGTACTACCTCCGTACGGAGTTTCCTAACTGTGACTAAGAGCAAGCTCTTTCAAATCAACCAGCATACAAATCTGTGGCTCCCCGTCATGATAAATCATGCCGGGCTGGTGGGGTGGCCATACTTTAAAGGAGGTATAGCGCTCCTAAACGACAAAATTAAAGTTCCGGTACTACCGTATACTAAAACTGCTTTTGTTACCCAGTAAGGTGTTTGTCGACATCACCATACATCAGGGGGTTGTTGATCACAACCATTAGATCTATCTACAATGTAGATTGCATCAATCGCAACAATAAATGTTAAATACGATCAATGAGGACACTTCGTCCAATCAGTAAATGGTGTTGCCACAAATGTGGCTCCACTCCGAAGAGTGGGGGGTTTATAATACTACTAACTATGAATAACCCTAAAAATCAAAGTCTGAGGATCTCTAACTGGCCTGGCCAATGGGATCAAATCATTGGCCTCCTAAAAGGGGGTTACATATTTATAAGGCTATGCGAACCGTCGATAAAGAATGTGTACTATTTGTGCTTATGTCTATTACAGCTACGTGAACTGTAATAGACAATTCAAGCTGTGCTAGCGTACGTGACGCTAACACAGCTTTACAAAGGTATACTAGCGTAACGTGACACTAGTA